GTCAGGTAGGCACTGATCTGGTGGCGTGGACAAACCTGAAGAAAGAGCTAGACCGGACAGTCATCAACGGTGTGCCGTACAACAATAACAATACGGCAGGGGTCGTGAGTACGTTTAGTTTGGTGTATACGCTTGGAACTGCGTATGAAGGAGGCGGTGTATTAGCGCCTAACGGTGACATACATTTTATTCCGTTTAGTGCTGTTGTTGGGCAAAAAATAAATTGTTTTACGGGTTTAGTTTCTACTTATTCTTTAACCTATAGTGTTGTAACAGCATATATTGGTGGAGTTTTTGCCTCTAATGGAGACATTCACTTTATTCCTCATAGTGCGGCAACGGGGCAAAAAATAAATTCTTCAGGCGTTGTTTCTACTTATTCTTTAGTTTATACAGCTGGCAGTGCTTATGCTGGTGGAGTTCTTGCCTCTAACGGAGACGTACATTTTATTCCTTTTAATGCTGTAAGAGGTCAAAAAATATCGTCTTCTGGTGTTGTTTCAACTTATTCGCTTGCTTACACGGCAGCAAATAATGATTATTGGGGTGGTGTTCTTGCTCCAAACGGCGATATACATTTTGTTCCTTATGTTTCAAAAATAGGGCAAAAAGTATCTGCTGCTGGAGTGGTGTCTACGTATTCTTTAGTTTATACGGCAGACTTTGCATATGCTGGTGGAGTTGTTGCACCTAACGGTGACGTACATTTTATTCCATCAAGAGCAGTGGTAGGTCAAAAAATATCATTAAATGGAACTGTTTCTACGTATTCACTTGTTTATACAGGAATTAATGTATATAGCGGCGGAGTATTAGCGCCAAATGGTGATATTCATTTTGTTCCAAAAAGTGCAAACAGAGGGCAAAAAATTTCCGCTTCGGGCGTTGTTTCCACATATTCATTATTAAGTGTTGGAACAAACTATTACGCTGGAGGTGTTTTGGCTCCGACTGGAGAAATTTATTTTGTTCCAAGGGGAGCTCCAGTAGGCCAAAAAATATCTACCGGTACACAAAGAAATATAGGATATTGCCTATCGCCGTTCTTCAATAAATTTTAACCACCACACAAAGGAGAGAGTGTGTACAACCGAGAGAAAATCATCGCAACGATGCAGGAAATCTACGACGAGTCTAAAACTATTAAGCCGTACGTCGTGATTGCACAACCTCGTCGCAACTTAGAAGAAACAGCCGCACAAAATTTTGACGGGTATGACGGTCTGCACGTAGACCTGATGGGCTTCTCACATGGCTTTTGCAATATCGGCGGTGAGAAGGTGGACGTTGCCCGTAACTATTTGATTGAGCAGGCGCTGGAGTCTGGTGCCAAGTACATGCTCTTCATTGGTGAGGATACGGTTGTTCCTTACGACGCATTCAAGAAGCTGATGCGCACGTCCGAGCAGTATCCTGACGCGGTGATCACAGGTGTGTACTACATCAAGTGTTCAGACGCGATGATCATGGTGCGTGAGGGTGATTGGATCACAATCCCGAACGTCGATCCGGGGCAGATCATTGATGCTTGGCAGACTGGCATGGACATCATGCTGATCCCAATCAAGATCCTGCAAGACATGAAGGCAGAGCATCCTGATTTGCCCTTTTGCTGTATTGGCAACAACATCAATGATGAGATACCGTTCATTGGTGAGGACAACTTCTTTGTTCACCGTTTGCACAAGCGCGGCACCAAGCTGCTAGTCAATACGGACGTTCAGTGCCTGCACATGGACTTGGCGACAGGTATGTACACGGCGCATCCGTCGGTGGATTTGAAGAACTACTACACCAACATCCCGCCTACCAGACCGCTCACGCTGGATGACAAAGACTTTATCGACCGGCGCTGGGCTGATCGTCTGCCTAAAGGGACTGGCCCCGGTGCTGGGTATGCGGCAATCCTTGCTCAGATGCAGGAGGAAGGCCAGCCTATCCGCTTCAACATGGGCTGCGGTCGTGATCGGTTGGAAGGCTATATGGGTGTCGATATGCACAGCGACACCGACATCAAGATGGACATCATGGAGCTTGATCTGCCGGAAGGCTGTGCAGACGAGATTCTGGGCAGTCATGTGATTGAGCATTTCCCGCAGCATCGTGTTCCCGGCATCCTGACCAACTGGTACAAGACCTTGAAAGAGGGCGGCAAGTTGGTGCTGGAGACGCCTGACTTGGCAGCGCTTTGCAAGGATTACCTGATGCAGGTCGGGGCAGAGCAGCACATGACGGCGATGTGTATTTTTGGGGCGCATGTAGATAGGATTACGCCTGAGACTGAGAAGAGTGGTGCGTTGTCTCCTCATCTGTGGGGCTACACCCCGAAGTCATTAGCAGACTTGTGCGCCCATGTGGGATTCAAAGACATCCAGATACTGCCGCCGACTGGGCAGCATCCGGGCAAAAACTTTAGATTGGAGGCTACAAAATGAGCATTTCACTTGAGGGCGTTGCGTCTAACCTAGCGGGTGAAGAGCGTGCGCTGGCTTATCTGAAGGTTGAGCATAACGGGCAGACGTATGACTGGACGCTGTTTATTCCAGCAGGCGCTGACCTGTCGGCTTATATCGCATCCAAAGAGGCGGCTATCTATGCTGACATTGATGCCAAGGAAGCTGCTTGGGCGGTTGCCCCTAAGACTCGGGAGATTCCTGATCCTATGGGCGGTGAGCCACGAACGGTGGATATTGATAAGTCCGAGGTCGTGCGGCCTGATAACCCTGACTACTACGCGCTGCGACGTGCTGAGTATCCATCACTGGCTGACCAACTAGATGCGATGTGGAAGGGTGGCGAGGCGGCGACTGCTATGACGGCTCAGATTGCAGCGGTCAAGGCTAAGTATCCAAAGACATGAAGCTGCTAAAGGAGCACGCCAACAAGATCGTAAACATTGAGCATTCCCCGGTAGTGTTAATTCCTGCCGGGGAATTTTCGCAAGGAGACGCGCTGATTCTCTTCAATAATCGGGAAGAGTTTGGAACGATCCAATGTGAAGTGCCGAATAGTTATCGGTCTGGCTGCAAGGTGAAGTCTACGGTGATTGAGTTCCCACCGAGGTGCATGATGAATGCGGTGTTTATTGATGCGGATACGGTGGTGTTTATGAGGGGTCTAGCATGAGCGGAATTGTGTTGATGTTCTTTGGTGGTGCTGGTGGCGGCGTCACAGTTGTCTCTGATGGCACATTTTCGGGTGCGCCACTGTCGGACATATCTTTTGGCGGGTAGTTAGGATGTGGATCCGCTAACTCTTTTAGCTGCTGCAAATGCTGCTGTCGCGGCGGTTAAGAAGGGGTGTGAGCTTTATAAAGAAATCAAAGGCGCAGCGGGTGAAGTAAAAGAAGTGCTTGATGATCTGAAAGAGCAGTACAACAAGATCGTCGATCCGACCCCAGTACAGAAGCAACAGTATCACGCAGAAGTCCAGCGTGTGCAGGAGATAGCAAAAGCCGACCCGAATGATGTTTACACCAATATTGGTGACCAGTTGGGTGTGTTGATGGACAGCTATGATGCGTTGAGCAAAGCGCTGTTGGCAGAGCAGGTAGCAGGCAGTAAGGTTTACAAGGGCGAGGAAAGTATTGGTAGACGGGCGCTGCGGCGTATCATCATAACGACCAGATTAGACGCAATGCTGACTGAGATACGCGAGACGATGGTGTACCGAGCGCCGCCGGAGTTGGGGTCACTCTGGAGCAAGTTTGAAGAAATGTGGCAGACCATCGTCAGAGAGCAGGAAGCCGCTCATGCCGAGGAACTTAAGTTGATACAAATCGCAAGATGGCGACGAAGAAAAAGGATAGCGGAAATCAAGTCAAAGGTGGCATGGGTTTCAGCAGTGGTTTTCGTAGTTCTTTGGGCGGTGGGTCTAATGTGGCTGACGACAAGAAGCGCGATGATGAAAATGTCCCTTGGTCACTGATCGTCGTGGTGATGGCGGTGTTGTTGATGTTTTTCATCATCATGCCTGTCTTGGCGTTTATGTATTACGACATGTATTTTGCAACACAAGCAGCAGTGCAGGAAGTCCGCAAAATGAAAGACTTGCGGCGCGAGATTCTTGAAGAACGACTATATGGAAGGTGAACTATGCTGACTCTTATTTCTTCTATTGCCGGTTATATCGTCGCGCTGTTTCCGCGTATATTCGATGTGCTGCAAGACCGTGCGGACAAGAAACACGAACTCGACATCCTGCACATGCAAATGCAACAGCAACTGCGGTTGACCGACAAAGGCTATTCACCGGCTGATAAGACGGAAGAAGTTCGCGAAAATGATGAGCAAGACCATCAACAGTATATGGCTCAAATGGGCATGATCTATAACAACCAAGAGAAGTTGCTTGAATCTTCTTCTCAGTGGGTAAAAGACATGACAGCGGCTACCCGCCCATTTGTCACATTCATCTTCGTGCTTGAGTTGGTCTTGATCAACTTGCTGACGATGCTTTGGATCTTTATGCATGGCGACAAAATCACGTCGATTGGCGAGTTGATTCAAATCATGGAGATCGTATTCGACGCTGACGAGATGGCGCTGCTCGGCACGATCATCGCTATGTGGTTTGGTTCCCGTGGTAATTCGAAGGCTGGCAAGTGATCTATCTGATCTACGCTAGGATGATTGCTACCGTGGGTATCTGTGCTTATTTGATAATCAATTTGCCATGAAACTGCCGCTCGCCACAATTGCAATGATCAAGCACCACGAAGGTGTTCGATACAAACCCTACAAATGCCCGGCCAAACTTTGGACTGTCGGGGTGGGACACGTTCTCTACCCTGAGCAGGGCAAGATGCCGATCGATCAACGCGACAAATTCGCACTGAAGATAGAGGATTTCCGTGCATTCAGCAAAGACGAAGTGGATTCAATCCTTGAGAAAGACTTACAGCGTTTTGTCGCTGGTGTTCTTCGTTACTGCCCTGACCATCTTAACGAAAATCGCTTGGGCGCGCTGGTCAGCTTTGCATTCAATGTTGGGTTAGGCACTCTCCAACGGTCAACCCTGCGGCAGAAGCATAACCGAGGCGACTTTGAGGGGGTTAAGCAGGAGTTCCTGAAGTTCACTAAGGGTGGCGGCAAAGTCTTGCCGGGGCTTGTGAAGCGCCGGAATGATGAGATTTCCCTGTACTTCTCGGAGCCAAAGTGAACCCATATCTAGTTTTGGTAGGTGTAGCCGCTGTCAGCATCTTTGGTGGGCTTTCCTATTACAAGGGCTATGAGGGCGGTCAAGAGGCCGTACAGCAGGCTTGGGACAAAGAAAAAGCTCAACAATACGCCCAATACGCCAAAGGTCAAGAGGAATCCCGCAAACGCGAGCAAGAGCTCCAATCGACCGCCAACAAGCTCAGACAGGAGAAAGACCGTGAAATCCGTGAAATTGCTGCTAGGAATACCGCTCTTGCTAACAGCCTGCGCGACCGCCAAAGTCGCCCCGCCGCCAATACAAGTGCCGTGCCCAGTGCCGCCAGCGTTGGACCAAGTGCCTGTACCGGAAAAGAGCTTTACCGAGAGGATGGCGAATTTCTTGTCCGGCTCGCTGGAGAAGCCGACGAAGTCAGAGCAGCCCTCAAGCAATGTTACGCCCAATACCAAGCAATAAAATGAAGCACGCCGCATTAATATGAATTGCCTAAAAGTGCTTTCCCGAGACATAATCTTGAAAAGGTGCATGCTGAACCAGCGGCAAACCCGATGGAGCGAGTATGAGCTATAGCATGACCTATGACAGCTTGCTGGAGGATGTCCGGCGCTATTTAGAGCGCGGCTTCACTGCGGAAAGCGATGCAATCGTTTACGAACAGTTGCCGCGATTGATTACGCTCGGCGAGCGTCGCATCGCGCGCGAACTTAAAATTGAAGGTTTCATCCGCGCGGTTCAAACGCCGCTGCAAGTCGGGGTGGCCGTTTATCTCAAGCCAGACCGCTGGCGCGACACCGTAAGCATGACGGTCGACAACGCGCCGTTGTTCGCGCGCTCTTACGAATACATCCGCAATTACTGGCCTGACGAGTCGCAAACCAGCACGCCAGAATTTTATGCAGACTATGATTATCAACATTGGATAATCGCTCCGACGCCTGACGCCGCGCAAACTTGGGAAATCTTGTATTACGAGCAGCCAAGATTTTTAGGCGAAGATTTCCAAACCAACTGGCTCACTGAATACGCGCCAGACTTGTTGCTTTATGCGACGTTGCTTGAAGCCGCGCCATTCTTGAAAAAAGACGAACGGATTCAAACGTGGCAAGCTATGTATGATCGTGCGGCGCAAGCTCTGAGCGGCGAAGATTTGAAGCGCATCATGGATCGCACCGCGAACAGGAGTGAAGCGTAATGACCATTTATACCGACGTATTCGGCGGCGCGAACATTTATCCTAGCGAGATAAGTTACAGCTCGCTCACGCTGACCACGAGCGTTTATCTTTCTTGGCCGGAAGAAACTTCCACCAACGAAAATCTTGCCACCCGCATCATCGATGTGACAGCTGACGCAGGGTTGAGCATCTATTTGCCAGAAGCCAACAAGACAGGCACCGGCAACACGATCCTTTTCAACAATCGCGGCGCGAATACCGTCACAGTTCGCAACGCAACCGGCACGCAAGTCGTCACTGTCGCCGCAGGAGAGTTGTGGCAAGTTTATCTGGCCAACAACACGACCGTCGCAGGCACTTGGCGGTCATTGCAGTATGGCGCGGCAACCAGCCAAGTCAATGCAAGCTCATTGGCTGGCACAGGCATCGTCGCCGTCGGCACGTTGTTGAGCCAATCTGTCCCTGTCACCGCATTCAATGCGAATTACACCGCAGGCGTCAACGACCGGGCCAAGATGTACAACTGGACTGGCGCAGGCGGCACGTTGACGTTGCCAGATCCAACTGTGGTGGGCGACAATTGGTTTTTCTGTTTACGCAACAGCGGCTCTGGCGCCATCACAGTCGATGCGCCCGGTTTGTCGTTGATCAATGGAGCATCTTTTTTAAGTTTCCAACCGGGCGAGTCTGCCATCATCGTCTCTGACGGAACCAATTTTTATACAATCGGTTTCGGTCAATCTGCGACTTTTGCGTTTGATTACACCGTCATCAACATTCCCGGCACAGGAATTTATACGCTGTTGGGCTCAGAGCTGAACCGTGTGTCGTATCGTTTCACTGGGACGCTTACCGGCAACCGAACGGTTGTTGTCCCTGCAACGGTGCAACAATACTGGGTTGACAACCAAACGACCGGCGCATACACACTCACCATAGCGCCATCAGGCGGTGGCACAGGATTCAATGTTGGCCAAGGCGAACGCGTCATCCTTTATTGCGATGGCACGGACGTTTTGAATGCCACCACACAAGGCATTTCCGTGCCATTGACGATCGCAGAAGGCGGCACAAGTGCAACAACCGCCAGCGGCGCGAGGATAAATTTGGGCGGCACTTCCACGGGCATCGCGTTGTTCACGGCAGTTGACCAAGCCGCTGCATGGGCGGCGTTGGGTGTCGCGCCTGCGGGTGTTGTTGATGGCGGGACATTCTGATGCCTGAAACAACCATCGTCCTCAGGTCGCAACCGGGCATTAAGCGCGACGGCACAAAGTATGAAGGCGACTTCTACGTCGACGGACAATGGGTGCGTTGGCAACGTGGATTGCCGCGCAAGATGGGCGGCTATCGTTCTACGCAAAAATATCTTACAGAGATCAGCCGTGGGTTCAGCACGTTTACGCAACAACTATTCGTTTATTGTCACAGCGGCGGCGCTAACACGTTAGAGCGGTTCACGATCGATTCTACCGGCAACAGCTCAATCATCACGGACAGGACGCCGGTCGCCATAGAATCTAGCTGCACGGTGACGTTGACGGGCGGCGCTTCCGGCTCGGTGGACGACATCACGATAGACGGCGTTTCCATCCTCACCGGCGCGGTTGCATTCAACACTGATTTGTCCACCACAGCGGCTGACGTTGTCACCGACATCAACACAGGCACTGGCACGCACGGTTACACAGCGAGCAACGTCGGCGCGGTGATAACAATCGAAGCTGACGTCAACGTCGGGTCTGACCCAAATGGTTACGCTGTCGTTGTCACCACGACCACGATAACTGCCACGAACACTGATATGAGCGGCGGCTCGTTCGCGTTGGAAGTTTCTCCAAACAATTTTTGGATGTTCGACTATCAATACGATTCGTCGACCAACCAAAACTATTTGATCGCACACGTTGCGCCCAACAAGAATTGCATCTGCAACGATGAAGGTGGCCAAATATTTTTCGGCGAAGTTTTGGGCACGGGTGATCTGAAATCGATCACGTTGCCGCCGGACGCCAACGTCACCGGCGGCATTGTTTCGTTGCACCCTTATTTATTTTATTACGGAACTGACGGGATAATCGGTTGGTCCAAACCCGGCGAACCTACGAATCTCACAGATCTCGCAGGCGGCGCAGGGGTCGCTCGCGTTTGGGGACAAAAAATCATCAAAGGATTGCCGCTGCGGGCAGGTTCCGGCAGCGCCCCGGCAGGCATTTTTTGGGCGTTCGACGCCGTTATCCGCGCCACATTCACCGGCGGCACGACCACGTTCCAATTCGACGTGATTGCCACAGACACCTCCATAATCAGCGAATTTTGTGTAGTGGATTACGACGGTGTGTTTTTCTGGTGCGGCGTGGACCGTTTTTTGATGTTCAATGGTGTGGTGCGCGAAGTGCCCAACCAAATGAATCTCAATTATTTTTTCGACGGAATCAACCCCAAACAACGCAGCAAAGTTTTTGCATTCAAGGTGCCGCGCTATGGCGAAATCTGGTGGTGTTATCCACGCGGCGAAGCAACCGAATGCACCCATGCCGTAATTTACAATGTGCGCGAAAACACTTGGTACGACACCGAGTTGCCGAATTTAGGTCGTTCGGCAGGACAATTCAACAATTCGTTTGCCGCGCCAATTCTGACTGGTGTGGTGGATGACGGTCCAGGATACAGAGTTTGGGTGCATGAACAGTTGACTGACGAATATGACGGCCCGAACATTCGGCCGATTCAAAGTTATTTTGAAACAGCCGACCTTTCCTCCTTGCCGCAAGGGCGTAATGAATATCTGCGCATCGTTGCCATCGAACCAGATTTCGTGCAAAATGGCCCTATGACGGTGAGGATCACTGGACGGGCCAACGCTCGCGCGCCGGAAGTTTTCAGCACTGATTTTGAATTCCCTGCCAGCGCTGCGGCTGACAAGCCGTATGAACAGATTGTGATGTTGAAAGAGCAGCGCCGCGAATTACGCGTGCGGTTCGAGAGCAACTCGGTTTATGGTGATTATCAGATGGGTCAGATCATCGGCCATCTAGACACAGGCGACAGGACGGTGCTCGGATGAGTTTGCCGCATGTTACTTTGCCGCGCTATATGGGATTGGTCGATTGGGCCAATCAGGTTGCTTTGGATTTGGATCCGTATGGGGCGTTCGGGCGGCTGGATTCGCCGGACAACTGGCAAAATTGGGCAATGCAGTTTTTGAACAACACGTCGTTGGGGCGCAATTTTCCGAACCCTTATGACTTTGAGAACTGGGAAGAATGGGCTGACCGCTTTGTGCAAACACTCTCATGAAGTATATTGGGTTCGAACGAGAAGACGAAGCTGAACAGTGGGCAAGAAGCAAATTGAATTCGGATGCGTTTCCTCAGTTTTTCCGAGCTGTGGCAGCGGTAGATGAACAAAACGAATTTGTTTGTGTGGTTGTGATGACAAACTTTTCGCCGCGCAATGTTGATTTAAATATCGTCATAGACAAAAAGAAATTGAAACCGAAAGAAACGATCGTGATGTTCAATGGCATATTTGGATATTTGTTCGACAAATTGAATTTGGCGCGCGTCACAGGATTGGTGCCCGGCAAAAATGCTGCGTCTCGTCGCATTGCAGAGCATTTTGGTTTCAAACTCGAAGGCGTAATGCGCGCAGCGTTCCCTGACGACGACCTTCACGTTTATGGCTTTTTGGCTGAAGAATACCACTCACACGCTTGGCGTAGGGGATGAAAATGGACGTACGTTCGATCGTAGAATTAGTTAAACAAACGCCGCAAGTCCAACAAGCGGTCGACATAATTGAAGCTCAATTGGAGCGCATGCCGATCATGCCAGAGGATCTGGATGAAATAATCGGCATGTTGGAAGCGGTCGTCCAAGATCCGAGCCGTTACCCTGACGTCCGCGCGGCAGCGATTGAAGATGGCATAATCAGCGAGCAAGAAGCGCCGCAAGAATACGACCCGACATTCGTGTTGGCTGTGTTGGTAGCACTTTATGGCTACCGTGAGCGGTTGGCGGCGAAAGGTTACGCTCGCGGCGGCTTGAAGGTTGCAGGTCGTCA